GAGAAGGTGGTCGAGGCACAGAGATTACAACTTTGCCTGGCGGTTCTAATCTAGGAGAGATTGATGACATTCAATATTTTCAAAAGAAACTTTACAAGTCTTTGAATGTTCCAATATCTCGTATGGATTCCGAAGCTGGTTTTTCTTTAGGTAGAGCATCAGAGATAACAAGAGATGAATTAAAATTTACTAAATTTGTGCAACGTATTCGTAAGAAGTTTGTTCCTTTATTTACAGACGTTCTTAAAACACAACTTTTATTAAAGGGTGTTATTGCACCAGAAGACTGGCCTTCAATACAAGAACATGTTCAATATGATTTCTTACAAGATGGTCACTTTGCAGAACTTAAAGATGCAGAACTTCTCAACGACAGAATACAAGCACTTGACGGCATACAATCATATATCGGTACTTTCTTTAGTAAAGAATATGTATTAAAGAAAGTCTTGCGTATGAATGATGCAGAAATTTCTGATATGAATGATCAGATTAGGAAAGAACGCGATACCGATCCTATGGACGGTGGTATTGATGTTCCTGATGGTGGTGACGGCATTACTCGTTATCCACAAGATGGCACTGGTGGTATAGTAACTCCAGAAGATATGCCTGACTATGAAGATCCAGAACATGATGGCAAACCAGACGATAGCCATAAATTTGAAAAAGGAGAGAAATAATGAGTAGAGAATTTGTAGACGCAGTTGCGTCAGGAAACAATTTAGGTGCAGAAGAAGTTTTCAAAACTTCAATAGCAACAAAAATTGGAGATTCCTTAGAAACTAAACGGTCTGAAGTTGCAAAAACATTTGTGCAACAAGCAAAAGACGAAGCTGAAGAAGAAGTAGGCAATGACTAAAAAGTTTGAAAGTGTATATTCATCTGTCGTAGAAAAAGATGAACATAAGAAATCTAAGACGTATAAGAAGCTTTCTCCGAAGATGAAGAACGCTGTTGATCAAATTTTTAATAAAATGGATTCTAAACCTTCAGATTTCCTAAATACTTTTGACAAAACTATTACAGACGTATCGAAAAGATTCAAAGTTCGGGAAAAAGACCTTATGAACTATTTCGAAAAAGAGATGTTATCAATTTAGGAGTAGATAATGGCCGTAGTATTACAAACATTAGTCGATAGTGACTTTGAACATGTTGTTAAAGTAACAACAACTGGAACTACAACTGCTGGTAGCATCGCAGATGCATCAGAGTTGGCTGGTGCTGCAACCGATCCAAGAATGAGTATTAGCGGTATAGAATGGTCAGTAGCTGCAACAACTCAAATTTTATGGGATGCAACAACAAATGTTGTATGTTTTACCTGTAATGGTAGTGGTTCATACGGATTTGGTGATGGCGCTCCATCACTTGCAAACAATGCTGGTTCTGGTATAACTGGTGATGTTCTTGCTACACATGGTACGTCAGTAGGAACAATCATTGTAAGGTTTAGAAAAGTATCTGGTTTTGATAACATCACATAAAGGATAAGGATATGAATACAGTAAAATTATTTTCAGAAGCAGTAGACCACGATGTAGAGTACATCTGTGAAGAAAAAGATGATGGTAAAAAGTCTTATAAAATTCGTGGTATCTTTATGCAGGCTGACATTAAAAATCGTAACGGTCGCGTGTATCCTATGGAAGTGCTTCAAAATGAAGTATCAAAATACAACAAGAATTTTATCAAAGAGAATCGTGCATATGGTGAGTTAGGACACCCTGATGGCCCAACAGTCAATCTAGAACGTGTATCACATATGATTACTTCTTTAGAACCAGATGGAAAGAATTTTATCGGTGAGGCAAAAATAATGTCAACTCCTATGGGTGAGATTGTTAAAAGTCTTATGGATGAAGGTGCAAAACTAGGTGTTTCCTCTAGAGGAATGGGTAGTTTAAATCAAAAAAATGGTGCGAACTATGTTCGTGACGATTTTTATCTTGCAACAGCCGCAGATATTGTTGCTGATCCTTCCGCACCAAATGCTTTCGTAGAAGGTATTATGGAAGGTAAAGAGTGGGTTTGGAAACATGGCGCACTTTTAGAAGCGGAGTTAGAGGACTTGAAACAACAATTTGATGTGGTTGAAGAAAAGAGAAACCACGCACAGGAAGCTTTGGAATTCGCAAAGTTCCTCAAAAGTTTATAATTTATAAATATAAATACAGAAAAGGTAAGGAGACACCCTATGTCCGAATTAGATAAAACAATTGAAGAGCTGGAAGTCGAAGTACTTGCAGAACTAGAAGAGGCATCTAAACAGCCTACTGACGGTGCTGCTCCTTCCGCGAAAGCTGAAAAAATTGATGCAGTCACACCTGGCGGTGAAGTAGAAGACGGAGGGGCGGCAGTAGTTGACCCTGAAGCTAAATCTTCTCCAACAGACGTTGCATCTAAGAAAGCAAAAGAAGTTAAAGGTGATGCACAACAAAAAGGTGCAGGCAAGGCAGACAAACCAGAAAAACTAGCAGCTAGTCACGAACCAGAAGGTGAAGAGGTTATTTCAGAAATGGAAATGCCTAAGACTAAGAAAGAAATGCTAAAAGCAATGGTTAACAAGATGGAAATGATGAAGGCTGGAGATTTAAAATCTCAGTATGAAAACATCATGGCCGCGATGCAAGCAGAAAAGGCAGAACCTACTGAAGAAGAATTAGAAAAAGCAGAAGCAGTTGAAGCACGAATCAAAGACATCAACGTAAAAGAAGATGTACAAGCTTTGATGAACGCTGATGACAGTCTTTCTGAAGACTTCAAGGTTAAGGCAGCTACAATATTTGAAGCTGCGGTTAAATCTAAAGTACGTTCAGAAATTGAACGTATTCATGAAGAAGTTGGTTCTGAGAAAGAAACTGAAATAGAGACTTTCAAAGAAGAACTTACAGAGAAAGTTGATACTTATCTCAACTACGTTGTAGAGGAATGGACTAAAGAGAACGAGTTAGCAATAGAGCGCGGTTTAAAGGGCGAAATTGCAGAAGACTTTATCTCTGGACTGAAACAGTTGTTTGAAGATCACTATATTGATGTGCCTAACGAGAAGTATGACGTTCTTGAAGCACAATCTGAAAGAATTTCCGAATTAGAAGATAAGTTAAACGAGTCAATTGAGAAATCAGTTGAGTTGGTTAATTCAAACTCTAAACTAGTTCGTGAACAGGTTATATCTGAGGTTTCCGAAGATTTAGCCGACACAGAAATTGAGAAGTTCAAAGGACTTACAGAAGACGTTGATTTTGCAGATGAGGAATCATTTCGAGAAAAACTGAATACTTTGAAGGAAAGTTACTTTCCTAAAAATACTGTAGTCGAACAGACTTTTGATGATGAAGATGGTAGCACTGCTAAGGACATTGATACGACAGATGCGATGAACGCTTATTTGTCGGCAATCAGTCGTAATCAAAAGGCAAGTGCGTAAATTATATTAAACAGATGTATATTAATTAAAGGAGAAACAAATGTTTCAGACAGAACATCTACAAGAAAAGTGGCAGCCAGTCCTAGAGCATCCCGATCTTCCTGAGATCGCCGATCCTTATAAGCGGGCAGTTACTACTCTCATCTTAGAGAACCAAGAAAAAGCTTTAAAAGAAGATAGAGGTTTCCTCGGAGAAACAGCGCCAGTCAACAGTACTGGTGGTGGACAATTCGATACATGGGATCCAATTTTAATATCACTCGTACGGCGTGCAATGCCTAACTTGATTGCATATGACGTATGTGGTGTACAACCAATGACAGGGCCTACTGGTCTTATCTTTGCAATGCGTTCATCTTTCCTTTCACAAGATGGTGCAGAAGCACTTGTTGACGAGGCAATGCCTGGCCAAACTGGTGCATCTAACCAGAACTCTGCCGGTGATATCGGTGGTGGTGATGTTGGATCAACAGAAACTAACCCTGCTGTCCTTAACGACAGTCCTTCTGCTGGAACATACGTTTCTGCAACAGGTATGACTACTGCTCAGGCAGAAGCATTAGGTGACAGTTCTGACAACGGATTTGCTCAGATGGCATTCTCAATCGAGAAGTCAACTGTGACTGCTGTTAGTCGTGCGTTAAAAGCTGAGTACACAATGGAACTTGCACAAGACCTTAAAGCAATTCATGGTCT